GGGGGTTTGTCTCGCCGGATCTCGACTCGGCGTGGGTCAGTGGGGTTCCCATTGGTCCGGGTCAGGGGGCGGGGGTCCTCGCTTCGGACGGCGGGATGGGTGGTTGGTCGCCGGGGCCCGGCACGACCCCGTGCCGGGCGTGGCAGACCCGCGCGCGGCGGCCGTCCCGCCCCCCCTCCCGCCACGACTCCGCTTCGTCGCGGGTGAGCCTGCGGGGGTACGTCGTACGGGACTTGAGGCCGGACCCGACCGCGTTCCCGTCGAACCATGCGATGACCGCCAGGGAACGGGGCTCCCTGGCGATCTCGGCCTTCGTCAGCCGGCGGGCGACGTTGGACAGGCTCATGTCTGCGGCGTCGGGTCGTGGTCGAACAGGTCGAGGTCTCCGAGGCGGAAGAGCGCCAGCACCTCGACGACCTCGAGGATGCCGTCCCGGGACGGGTGGGGGTCGTGCCACAGGACACCGTCGCGGTAGATGACCTGATGCATCAGGCCGCGCGGCGACCGGCCGGCGACCAGCACCAGCTCGCCTGGGTACGAGCACAGCTCGTCGGCGGGACGTTCCTGGATCCAGTAGCCGCGGCCCAGGACGAACCCGTGGAGCATCCCCCACCAGGCGTTCCCGCCAGAACCAGGGCCTCCTGTGAGGTCGTCGGAGTCACCCCACGTGATGCCGAACTCGACGAAGTGGGGGACACGGGACAGCGGCAGTTGGAGCATGGTGGCGATGCAGGCGGCCACGCAGTTACCGGGCCGCTTCGGGTCGTCGGCGAAGATCGTCTGGTCGACCTTGACGACGGTGTCGAAGTCGTCGGGGTCGATGAGCATGCCGCTCACCAGACGTACACGCTGGCGATGTCGTCGACCAGCACCTCGGTTGGCGTCTCGGACAGGGCGATCCCGTCACGGGACGGCGTCAGCTGGAGGCACACGGTCTCCCGGCCGGCGGCGAAGTTGGCGCGGACGTACCCCTCGACTTCGGAGCCGTCCTCGAGGGTCAGGGTCACGCAGAAGGCGCCGTTGACGATGGGCTCGAGGAGCCGGGTCCAGGTGTCCCAGGCGTCGGGAGCGACCCGGATCGCGGGGAGGGAGTCGACGTTGGCGGTTGGGATGGTCTCGGTGTCAGGTTCAGTAGTCATGGCTACAGTCTATGTCCAATCTGGCTGGGTGGCAATGAGGTGTAGCCGAGGGGTCAGATGAGGCCGCGCCGCTGCAGCGCCTCGTCGATCAGCGCGCCGACTTGCACCGGGTCCCGTACGCCTCGCAGCCGCGCGATCCGCTGCGCCTCCTGCCGGGCGCGTCGCGTCTGCGCCGCCCGCGACCGGGACTGCTGTGGCCGGGCGATCTGCTGCTCCCACGCCGCCTGGTCGGCGCGCTGCTCCGCCGTGGTCGACGGCTTCGCGGCCTTCGCCTCCGCGTCCGTGGTGACGTCCGGGCGGGCACCGAACCCGCGACGGCAGTTCGGGTGCGACAGCATGTACCGGGCCGCCTCCGTGACCGGCCGGACCGTCGCGTTGGCCTTGTCGGGGTCGTCGTGGGACCGCCAACCGCACGCGGCGCCGTCGAACACCTCGACGTACGCCACGCCCTCCTGGTTCCACTGGTTCAGGCTGCCGGAGTTGTACGCGACCCCCGACTTCGTGCGCGCCACCATTTCGGCGTACACCCGGACCTGCACCCGGGACCCGTCGCGGTACGTCACGTGGTCGATGCCGTACCGGCCGACGAGCTTCCGCTCCAGCTGGGCCGCGACCTGGCGTGCCGTACGACCACCGGCCGCGATCTTCGGGATCTCCTCGCTCGAGGCCTCCCGTACGACCCGCACGAACACCTCCGACACCCGCGCAGCCTCCAGCGCCCGGGCCAAGAAGTCGCTGTACGTGTCGATCGCCAGCGACGTCAGCGCCGCGGTGTGCGCGACCGTCCACGTCATCTGGTCGTCCGCCGCGGCGTCCTGGGCGCCCTGCTGGTACCGGTAGCCGAGGTGCTGCTGGAGGAACGCACGCACGTTGTCGCCCGACACGGCCAGGAGCCGCTGGATGCCGGCCTGGAAGTCCTCGAGCCACGACGTCACGAGCGCGGACTGGCCAGCTGTAGCCGCCGTGGCGATCCGGAGGCGCTGGGCCTCCAGGTCGTCGTACGCGGCCTGGAGGCGGGCTCCCAGCAACGCGGCGGCCTGGTTCGGGTCGAGGACCGGGGTCGCCGGCCACGCGTAGAGCTCGTCGAGCGGCTCTACCGGCTGCGCGGTCACCGGCGGCGGGTGCGGGTGAGCTGGATGACGCCGCCCGCTCGCGCTGTGTCGCCGTCCGTCTCGGAGGCCGGGTCGTCGGACGGGTCGTCGTCGAGCTTGGTGAGCGAAGCGAGGAGCCGCTCGTAGCCCTTGATGTTCTCGCCGTACGACACCGACCCGACACCGGTCAGGGTCGCGGTGGCCGGGGCCTCCAGCAGCGCGTTGCGGCGCTTCCGGATCTCCTCGATCGCGACGTCGCGGACGGACCCGAGCCGCTCGTACGCGGTGTTCAGGTCGGCGTCCGACGGGGTCGCCCCCAGCTCGGAACGGAGCCAGGCGATCTGGTTCTCGGTCAGCGGCATGGTGTCTCCTCGGGTCAGGGTCCTCCAGGACAGACTACGGCCCCGCCACCCCCGGGGGGGAAGGTGACGGGGCCGTAGGTTCGGGGTGGTCCCGGGTCAGTCCGGGATCGCCGAGGAGCGGTTCTGGCCGTTCTCCTCGAGCTCGACCACACGGTCGTACTCAGCCTGGCCGTTGACCGTGTCCCGGTCCAGCGACTCGAGGTACGACTTCACCTCGGGCGCCTTCGCGGCGGTCGGGTCGAACGGCTCGTCCTGGCCGGCCAGGTGGTCGTACGCGGCCTGCTCGCGGGCCTTGTACGCCTCCACAGCCTCAGCGACCTTGGCCTCGACGACCTCGTCGGCCTTCGCCTCGACGGCCGCGTCGAACGCGTCACCGTCGAAGGTCGGGCCGTCGCTGTCGTCGCCGCCGGCGACCGGCTGGTCCAGGACGTGAGCACCCACGGTGCGGGCGATCTCGTCCGGGACGTCGTCGCCGACGTCGAAGAACGCCTCGCCCGCGTGGAACGCGGCAGTTGCCTTCGCCATGTTCGTCTCCTCCCCGGCCGTCAGGCCGTGACCTGGGCGCACACGTACGCCGTGTTGTCGTACATGACGGGCATCGCGACCGCCGAGCCCTTGGTCCAGACCGACACCGGGTCGTCCTTCTCGTGGGTGGTGACCACGATGCCGGGCAGGTCCTCACGGGTGATGCGGACGTTGCCCTGGCGGGACAGCGCGATCGACTCCGCGGTGACGCCGTACTGGGTCTCCGCGAACTCGCGCGGGTTGGCCGGCAGGAGCAGGTACCGGTTGTCCGGGATGACCCGCTGGTTCACGCCGTTCACCCGGACCTGGGTGTCGTACGTGGTGATCGGAGGCAGACGGTGCGCGGCGCGCACCGAGTTGACCTGCTCCGGGTTCAGCGTCGGGTACGCCGACTGGTTCCGGCCGTAGTACGCCTCCTGGTACTGCAGGTTGGAGGCGAACAGGCCGAGGACCCGCTCGGAGGTGACGACGCGGCCGGGACGGCTGCCGCCGTTGTCGACGATGTACTTGATCCACGCCTTCTCGTCGTCGAGCGGCTTCGCACCCGCGGCGGTCCACAGGGTGGCAGCCGTGGGGAGGTAGCCGGCCGCGACACCGAAGTCGGCCTCGAGCACCAGGTTGTTCTCGTTCAGGGTGAACTTGCCGTCGAGCAGCAGGTCACCGGCGGCGAGCTCCATGCGGGCACGGATCGCCTGGACGTTGTTCTCCGCGTCGTCGTACAGCGCGTCGACGAGCTCGGCGTCGTCGGCGCCGCGCTGCAGGTCGAGCAGGATGGTCTCCAGCTCGCCCACGAACAGCTTCTGGCCGACCGGCGGCAGCATGCCCTCGGTGAACGAGTGGCTGATCTCGCGGCGGCCGAGCGGGGTCTCGGTGTCGTACGCCCGGAACTGGGCGGTGCCCTGGAACCGGGTCGACTTGCGGGAACGCCAGCGGACCGAGTTGATCGTGCGGTTCGGCACGATCTCGCGGGTGAGGAGGAAGTCGGACGGCTCGGGGACGGCCCGGGCGAACGCCAGGATGTCCTCGGGGTCGACGTTGGCGAGGAGGTTGAGCGTCATGAGTGTCTACTCCTGGGGTGAAGGGACCGGAGCCGGTCAGACGTAGCGGATGTGGGCGGCGGCCTGGTTCGCCGTGACGAACGGGGTCGGCACCTTGGCGATGACGACCTTGCCGTGCCACAGCAGCGAGGCGCCGGCCTTGGTGGTGGCGCCGGTGCCGGTCTTGACGCGGACCGACTCGAAGAGGTGGCCGTCGGCCTTCTCCTCGGAACCGGCCGTGCCCACGACGCGGCGGTACAGGCCCGTGCCGGCGTGCTTCTTGAGCGGGATGCCCGACTTGAGGTACGAGTACCCGTCGCCGCCGGCCACGAAGTCCGACGTCTGGAACCCACCGTTGGTGATGTCCAGGGTGATCGTCTCGGTGCAGTCGGTCCCGTGCTTGCTACCCAGCCACAGCTTCTCGTCAGCGTGCTGGGTCACGGTCGTCTTGGGGGAGAGGTCCATCTGCCTCTGTCCTTCCATGCTGGTGACTGTGACTCCGCCCGACCGTGTGGCCGGACTGCTCCGCGGGGGCTGGGCGCGGTCCCTTCGGGCCTGACCTTACTCCACAGGTCAGGCGTCGTCCTTGATCCAGCCCCGACGGCGCGCGCGCTCGACGCCACCGGCACCGAACGGCTTCCCGGGCGGCTTCGGCTTGCCCTTCGGCCGGCCCTGCGGGGTGTACCCGGCCTTCCGCTTCGTCTTCGGCTCCGTGTCGTCCTCGCCGGACTCGAACAGGGCCTTGCCGGCACGGGTGGCCTTGAGCTGCTCGACCGCGTCGGCGAGGTCGTCCTCGTCGTAGTCCCGGTCGACCAGGTTGTTCAGGAGGGCGTAACCGTCGTCGAGGTCGTCGCGGGAGACACCGGCGTCTCGCAGAGCACCTCGGAGGTCCAGCTTGCGCTCCTTCGAGCGGAGGCGGTCCTCGGCGCCCTGGTCCCGCTTCTGGCGGGGCCGGGCGTCCTCGTCGTCGGTCTTCTTGCCCTTGTCCTTCTCGGCGTCGTCGTCACCGGAACCGAGGCCCTGCAGTGCCTCCTCCAGCTCCTCGACCGAGTCGTACCCGAGCCGGGCCAGCACGGAACGCTGGCCCGCCTTCTTGCCCTGCCGCTTCTCGCGAGCCGCGATGCGCTGCAGCTCGGCGACGGTCATCACCTTGTCGCCGACCTTGACCTTGTCGTCGTCGTCGAGCTCGAGGAAGTCCTCGTCCTCGCCGTCGTCGTCGTTGCCGTCGTCACCGTCGCCGTCGTCCTTCATGGTGAACCCGCGGAACACCGCCGTCCGGTCCTGCAGGGAAGCCAGGAACGAGCGGTGCTCGGGGGACAGCATCGGGGCGATCGCTGCGGCGGACAGGTCGGGGAGCGTGTGCTGCGACATGGGCGGTTCCTTCTGTGTGGTTCCCGGTGTGAGACCGCCGGGTCGGCTTCCCGGATCCGCCGGGTCGGCGTACGCCAGCATAGGCCATATCGCCTATCCAGTGGCAGGACGTGTGGGTCAGCTGTTCGGCGAGTCGAGCGGCGACGGGACACCGGTGCCGGTGCCGCCCGCGACCGGCGGGACGACGGGGAGGCCGGTGGCCGGGTCGATGAGCGCGGCGCCCTCGGCGGTTCCCGTGTCCTCCTTCGGTTCCATGCCGAGGTACTCGCGGACGGCGTCGGAGTCGCCGGTCGCGTCGGCCAGGGCGTTCGCGCCCTCGAAGTCGTGGTTCCGGATCTTCTCGATCTCCTCGGCGACGTCGTCGATGGGGAACCCGGCCTCGAGCAGCATCACGACCGCGGTCTCCAGGGAGATCAGCTTGGCGTCGTACGCCGTCTTGACCCGCTCGAGGACCGCGTCGACGTCGGTGGGCAGGAACGACCCGAACTGGAGCTCGGCGCGCGGGGTCTCGCCGGGCGGGAGGACGCCGTTGGCCTGCGCGAGCCGCTGGACCATCTTGAGCAGCAGCGGGTACTTCACCGACCGCACGAGCCGCATCATCCGGATCATCGCGGACAGCGGCCCGAACGACAGCTGCATCGCGAACCCGGACGGCACCTCGGACGGGTCGACGGTGCCGAGGAGCACGGCGGGGATCCGGGCGTTCGTGGCGAGCCGGTCGAGGAGGTGGAGGACGTACTCGCGGGTCGCCGCCAGGTTCGCGGCGGTGTTGAGGACGCCGGCGACACCGTTCTCGCCGAGGTCCCAGTGGGCGCCGGGCTTCACGTCGAGGGTGGCGGTCTTCCCCTGGGACCCGGTGAGGGGGTTCGGGCCGCCGCCGGCGCCGGAGGAGTAGGTGATCGGGGAGCCGGTGGTCGCGGACGCGGCCTGGGCGTCGGTGTCGGCGTTCTGGATGTCGTCGAGGATCTGCAGGACCCGCGCGATCGAGGACTCGCCGTAGTGCTCCCCGCCGGGCGGGGTGTTCGGGACGTGCACGACCGGCAGGAAGTCGATCAGGAGATCCTTCCGCCAGATCGGGTCGCCGTTCTCGTCGTACGCGTACACGGCGTGCTCGAGGTCGAAGTCGTCGACATTGCGGATGTCCTTCAAGTCGTCGACCCGCCACGTCGCGTCGGTGACGATGCACGTCTTCGTGGACACCTCGTCCGGGCGCCAGGGGTACCGGCGGACCAGCACCTCGTACGGGCCGTCAGAGCCCTGGAGGGTCGCCCACTCGGCGTCCTCGGGGATCACCATGGCCTCGGTGATGTCGTCCTCGGGCATGAGGGACGCGATGAGGTTCTCGTCCCACTCAGGGGCCAGGTCAACGAGCTCGTACGTGATCCGGCGGACGCGGGTCTTCCCGTCGTCGTAGTCCTCACCAGGCAGCTCCCACGCGAAGTGGACCCGCTCGGGGTAGTCGTACGAGTCGATGGAGTCGGGGACGACGGGGAAGTAGAACCCGGGGTCCATGACGGCCGGCACGGCACGCTGCTTCGCGTAGTCCCAGCCGAGGAGGAACACACCGTCGCCGACACCGACCGCGGAGGTCTCGACGTCGGTGAGCCGCAGCTCGAGGTGGACGTCGTCGGCCCAGTCGCGGAGCCACTGCTGACGGTCGGCGAGGGCCTTGTACCGGGCGTTCTCGGCCAGGGCCTTCTGGTCGTCGTCCGACAGGCTCCCGCCTTCTTCCGGCTGAAGCTGGCCGTCCAGGTCGGGCTGGTACTTGTCGGCGTCCCGGACGGTCAGGGTGACCTCGTCACCGAGGACCGCGTCACGGATCTGGTCGCGGAGGAGCGCCGGGTCGCCGTACTCGCGGCGGGACTCGATGTCGTCGCGGTCGTTGGTGTCCAGGAAGTGCCGGGACACGTTGTTGAGGTACCCGGACAGCAGGAGGTACCCGGACAGCCGGTGGCGGTGCTCGTCGCCGATCCAGCTGTTCGGCGCCCACCCCTCCCGCTGGGACCGCATCTTCGCGGACGGGCTGTCCTGGATCGGGGTCTTGTGGGACAGGTTCGCCCACCGGTTGATGACGAAGTCGCGGAAGCTCACGGCGGCTGTCCTCTCGGGGTCTGGTTACCGGGTCAGGCTACCGGCCGGCGACGGCGCCGGGGACGACCCTGCCGTTGTCGAAGTTCAGCGGAGCCGACTGCCCGACGAAGTGGTACGTCCCCGACGGGTCCACGCTGAACACGAACGACCGCTCCATCTTCGCGCGTACAGTGCCGACCGGGATCGGGTCGGCGTGTGCGATGTCGGTGATGACCCAGGTCGGCGCCTCGTCTCCAGTGGGCCTGGGCGCCGGGCCGTCGTACGCCAGCTGCGGATCCTCGTAGACGTGGAAGTCGGTCACAGCAGGCCCCGCTCAACAGCCCACGCTGGCTTCCGGGGCTCGCGGTACAGCGACGGGTACTGGTCTCCCCACTTCCGGTGCTTGTCGAGCGCCTCGTGGTACCCGGCCCACTGCTGCGCCTCGTCGGCGGTGAGCGACGGGCCCTCCTGGTCCTCGCCGGCCCAGTCGGCGTACAAGTCCCCCTTGTCTCCGTCGCCAGCGTCGTGAGACCAGGACGTCCCACAGATCGGGCAGGTCAGAGAGTCGGCGTCGACCTCCACGTCAACCAGACAGGTCGAGCACAGCGGGTACTGGATCACGAGGGACGGGGCCTCGGAGAGTCTCACGTAGCCGGTCACTGGACCTCCCTCCACTGGGAGAGGAAGTCGACGTGCGACTGGCCGGCGTGGGACGCGGCGTCGATCGTGGCCGCCGCGGACGCCAGGGTCGCGTGCACCCACGCCGCGGCCAGGGTCTCCGTACGAGACAGCCCGGTCTCCGGGTGGAGACCGTGAGTCGGGAGCTCCCTGAGCAACTTCTGGGCTTCGGCGTAGTTCTCGGGTCCGTTCATGCTGACGGCTCGCTTCCGGAGTAGATGACGTGCGGGGTGATGTCGACCCGCGAGTCCAGCGGGTAGGCGTCGGGGTTGGGGACGACGTACGCGTCGAGGCAGTCCGTCGCGCACAGGTCGTCGATGAGGAGGGAGTGCTCCAGGGCCTCCTCCGCGGCGGCCTCGGTGGCGTAGGGGCCCACGAGGAGGTCGGTGTCGGAGTGGTCCCGCTCGATGCGGATCCAGTGGGGCTTGGTCTCGTAGCAGGTGCGGCACTCGGGGGCACCGGTGTCGTCGTTGCGGAACGGGGCGACCAGGCCGCAGGCGCAGCGGGCGAGCAGCTCGAGGGCGTGTCCGTAGGTCATGGGTCAGTCCTCCCGGTTCTGCTGGGCGCGGTCGTAGGCGGACTCGCGGCAGTCCTCGAGCGTGTGGAGTTCACCGCGGGCCAGCCGGGATCCGCACTGGCGGCACCGGCGGGGGTCGGGGTGGAAGATGTCGGTGATGTCCTCGCCGTCGGGTCCGCCGAGGGTGAGGAAGAACAGGATGCCGATGTCCTCGGTGTCGATGACGCCGGAGGCGTCGTGGACCTGACGCTCGTGGAGAGCGCCAGGCCACATCTTGTGACGCTTGGCGTCGCGGATGGTGACGGTCGGCGCGGTGGCGGGCACCGGGAGCAGGGCGTGGGGGTGCTGAGTGGAGTTCATGGCTACATTCTATGTCCACATCCGACGGTTTGGCAAGTAGTTGTTGCCAATTGGTCAGGCGAGGAACGTCGCCCACTCCCGCGACAGGACCGACTGGGCCGACTCCCCGTTCGAGTCCAGCACACCCGCCGTCGTGTCCAGCAGCCGGCGCGGCATCAGGAGACCCACGAAGTTGTCGCCCACGTACCCCACGATCGGCTTCGTCGGGGACACCGTCTTCCACTGCACCGCACGCTCGCCGTAGACCCTGCACGGCGTCTTGAAAGCGTCCATGAGCTCAGGGTTCAACGCGATCTCCCCGACCGTGCCGACGACCTCCTCCGGCGGGACCGCCTTCGTGAACAGGGACGCCAGCTTCGGGTACTCCCCGCCCTGGAGGGTGATGGTCACCGACAGGTTGTCGAACCCGCCAGACACCGGCCGGTCCGCCGTCAACGTGAGGGTCCGGGTCGGCTCGAACGTGCCCGGAGTCTCGTCCAGGGTCAGCCGGACCGCCGGCTGGCTCCAGTGGTCGGCGCTGCGGGGGTTCTTGAACAACGCCAGGGCCCTCTTGAGGGGGAGTGCCGGGATCTGGATGTTCACGTCGCCCGGGATCCGCTGGGGACGGGTCTCGAGCTTGTCGCTGGTGATCCAACCGGGCACGGCCCGCTTGCTCGCGACGTCCCACACCAGCTCGGGCTTGATCCGGTTGATCGCGGCCCGGAACCGGTCGGTGGCCGACGCGACCAGGTGACCCTTCCGGGTCTGGAGGTTCACCGTCGTCAGGATCGGCAGCATGTCGTCGACGCCGACGAACGGCAGGACCGGGGAGAACAGGCGGGTGAGGTCGTTCGCGGACAGGTGGGCGATGGTCTTGGGCATGGCTGTGTGCTCCGTTTCTGGTGCTGTGGCGGTCGTACGGGGTCAGGTGGTGGAACTGGTGGCCGTCAGGCCTGGTCGTCGCCCTGCGGGGCGGGGAGCGGCTCGTCGACCGGCTCATTCTTCTCGGCGTGGTCGACGCTGAGCTCGACGCCGCGGATGCCGGCGAAGTCGGCCTCCGCGTTCCGCTCGAGGGGGTTGATGATCTGGGACGCCGCGGCCTGCGACTGGCGCAGGGCCCGGATGACCAGGTCGCCGTCGTTCTCGGCGAGGGCCTGTTCGGCGGTGCGGAGGTGCGCGCGGGCGCGGACGATGAAGCCCTTGGCCTCGGTCTTCGACATGAGCTGGGGGTTGGACACGGTGGTGCTCCGATCAAGGTGGATGGTGTTCTGGCTACAGATTCTAGCCGATGGATAGAGGGTATGTCACCCGTTGAGGGCGCGGATCGTGGGGCAGGGCACCGTCTCGCCGCACCCCGGACACCAGGCGCCCTCCTGCAGCAGCGACGTGTCCTGGGAGTGCAGCTGGCGGACCCGTTCGATCGCGGCTTCCAACTCGACGGCGTGGTCGTCGGTCTTCACCCCGACGTACCTGGCGTAGATCCGGTGGCTGCCGTTCTCCCGGCGCGCCACGGCCTCGTACGCACCGGGCGGGTCGAAGTCGCTGATCTTCGCGCGGCTGATGTGGTTCGACAGCGACGACGTCGCGACTCCGTCCTCGACCAGCGCCCACTCGCGGGGGTGGTCCCGCAGCTGGGCGGCGACCTGGGCCCAGCCGGTGTCCCGTCGGCCGCCGCGGGGAGCCGGGGGCTCCTCCCATCGGATCACCTGTCGCTGCGGGGTGCTCATGGGGTCGATCCTTCCATCCGCTTCGCGTGGACCCACGGGTCGGCCATGAACGCGGCCTGGAACACCAGCCGGTCGGTCGATGGGCCGCACCAGACCTGGGGCTTCACCCCGCACGTCGGGCACGTCCGCGTCAGGGCGGCCTCGACGCGGGCCTGCTCGAGTTCAGCGCGACGGCGCTTCGCGGCCTTGGCCTGCCGGCGCCGGGCGGCTCGCTGGGACTCGGTCCTCATCGGGTCTCACCCCGCAGCGCGGCGCGGAGGTCAGCGACCGAGAGGGTGACGTACTCGGACGCTTCAGCCCGTGCTGACGCCTGTGCAGTCGCGATATCCTGGGCGTCGTAGTTGTGCCCGCGGCCAGACTCGCCGCAGCCGTACTGGTCGCGTTCGTCGTGGCGGAGGTTGCAGTCCCAGCAGCGCACGTCGACGACGGCGTAGCGGACGTTGGCCTCGACGTTCTCGGCCACCTCCTTGTCGAGCAGCGTCGCGATCTGCTCCAGCGGTCGGGCGATCTCCTCGCGGAGAGCCTGCTCACGGGCAGCGTCACGCTTGGCCAGGATGCGCTCCACGGCGGCGAACTCGTCGGCGAGGACTTCGCAGACCTCGTCGGGGATGACGCAGTCGCAAGCACCAAGGTCGTGTCCGCCCGCGTGCGACAAGTCGGCCCGCTCCTCGTGGGTCAGGGTCACGCGCTCGGGGCGTGCCTTGGCCGCGGCGTACGCGGCGCGCACCTCGGGGTCACGGAGCTGCTCGGCCTTGAAGGCGTCGAACTTCGGGCGCTCGGGGCGCGGGGTCTCGGCCTCGCGCTCCTTGGCTGCCTCCTTGGCGGCGGTGACCGACCTCTGCAGGGCGGCCAGAAGGTCGACGGACTCGCCGGAGGTCTTGGTTGCGCACACGTCGGCCGCTGCCTGGTCGACGTACTCGTCGTGCTGATCGTTGCTGTTCACCTGTTCCTCCAGTGCTTCTGCCAGGAGCCAGTCGCCAGCTCCCAACGGTCGGGGTCGAGCTGCCACATCGCGTCGTTCAGCTCGCGGGCCTTCTCGGTCAACTGGTCACGGTGGTCGCCCGCAGGGAGAGCGTCGATCGCGTCCCACAGGGCCACCATGTCGGACGCCCACTTCACCCACGCCGCTTCGACCGCGGCCCGGGCCTCCTGGGCGGCGGTCTTGCCGGCGCGCCGGGGGTAGAACTTCACGGTCACACCTCGCAGGTGGGGTGGACGATCTTGGCGAAGTCCCACGCGAGCTCGAACTGGACGTCGTACTCGTCCATGAGCCAGGTGATCGTCTCGCCGACGTCGTGTCCGGCGGCTGCGAACGCGCAGACCCGGTCGCGCCAGGGGTCGGGGTCGGGGC